AAGAAAAATGATATGAAGGTGGCTGCATCTGCGACCTATTTGGAATCGACGCATATAGGACTGACGCGCTGTAAAAGTATCAAAGCAGAGGGATACCGCCTTGTAAAAGACGACGTTGTCTATCGAATTATAGATTGTAATCCGCAGGGACGCATGACGAATCTTCTGTTGAAGGTGGTGGAGTGATGGCAGATAATGGCGAATTTGTTCAAAGTATCCGGGATGCAACGGCAAAGATTGCTTTGGACATGGAGAAGAAAGTGTCGCAGGCGTGTCTTGTAGTGGAAGGTGAGGCGCGTCAGCTTTGTCCGGTCGATCAAGGTCATCTTAGGGCGTCGATCACAAGTGAGACGGAAATCACGGCAGACGAAATTATCGGCAGGATTGGGAGTAATTTGGAATATGCCCCCTATGTGCACAACGGTACAGGAATTTACGCTGTAAACGGAGACGGAAGAAAGACGCCGTGGGTGTATGAAGTGAAAGCAGGAAAATACAAAGTGATGCATTTTACTACGGTAGGACAGAGACCAAAACCGTTTTTGTCATTCGCCATTATCTACAATGCGGCACAGATTGAGAAAATACTCGGAGGTTGATATGGAGATTAGCATTAAAAACTATATCGAAACGGAGATCCCGAAACTGTTGGGCAAATTATATCCGGTATTTACAACAGTGTTAGACGATGTAAGTGTAGTTTATACATTTACCCCGATATCCGGCGGACATGTAAAGCAGAGTCAGCTTGAGTTAAAGATCATGCACCGGGATTATGATACTTGCAAAGATACAGAAGTGAAATTGAAAGATCTGCTCGATATGGAAGAAGATGATCCTTATATTACAACCGGGAATATCCGTTTTCATTCCGGCATAGCAGGTGGAGGAACAATATTTAATGATGGGTGTCAAATGTTTGAAGATACCCTGTATTTTATCGTTGATTGGAGGAAACGTAATGAAAAACAATGACGAAATTTTAATCGGAGCGTGTACTGTGTATATGTATGAATTTACCGGAACAGAGATCCCGGAACACGCGACCATTGAAACAGAAGAACATGATGTCGGGCATTGCTCTTCTGGGTTTACCGTAAATTATAAGCCGACAAAATACGATGTGAAAAATCAGTATGGACAGATTGTAAGGTCTGCGATCACAGAAGAGGAAATCTCGGCAAAGACGGGAGTTTTATCGTGGAATCTTGCGAATATGTCTCTCTTATCCACCGGAGTCTACACGGAAGATAAGGAAGGAAAGAAAAAAGATCTGATTTTTACCGGGGATGGAAAGGCATTAAAAACAGTTTTGCTTAGGGCAGTACACACAAAGGAGAACGGGAAAAAGATTCGTTTTACGATGATCGGACAGGGCGGATCGGGATTTGCAATCACGTGGGAGAACAAAGAAGTAACGATCGATGCAGAATTAACGGCGATCAAGAAAGTAAAAGGTTTCCTTGCAAGTTTTGAAGAAGAACTTACGGACGAAGAAGCGGCGGCGATTGTCGCGGCATAGGAGGGCGCAATACGGTGTTAGATTTAGATCAATACATGAACAATTCCGTGAAAATAAAGCTGTTTGGGAAAGAATATGATGTATTCGAGCCGACAGTCGGAATGATTTTAGAAATGGATCAGTTAGAGGCGGATCTGTCCGAAGACAATGTGTATGAAAAACGGATCGATGCATGCTTGCTCCTGATAAATCATAACAGGCAGGGCAGGGAGTTTACGGCGGATGAGATAAAAAAACTTCCGTTAGAAGCAGTTATCCGTTTGATTGCGGAAGTATCAGCGCTGCGGCTGAAAGCAGATACAGACCCAAACTCCGAATCCCAGTTCCGGAAGGAGAAATCGGAAAAGCAATCTGCGAAAAGTATTTCCCGACAGAGAACTGGGAAAGAGCATACAGCCTAAAAACAGGAATTATAAAAAGAATAAGCCAGTATACCGGATTGAACTTTCGTGAGGTCTTGGAACT